TTATTGTTTTTGTCATGGAACAGCGTAGCAGGGTCATAGAACTCACGAACTAGAACGCTACAACTATTGTAAATCTTGCCGTGACGATCGCACACAACGATTGCAAAATCCATAACGGTATCGTTGATAGTCGTTTCAGTATCTAGAACGGCGAAGTATTGACGTTTCATAATTTAGAACCTTGTTGTGTGACAGAAAACCTATTATAGCACAAAATCCGCGCAAGTGCGAATATTGCCTGCCATACGTCGGCTAGGGGCCACCGCACATCCGACCGACCAGCGGTCGCTACGGGCCGACGAACGGTCGCTCCGGGTCTTGACACCGCCGCAAAAATTATGGTATAATTTTTGGCGCCATGGCTATAAATTTTATAATCTATAGCCATAACGTGGAACAGTGTTCCACGTGAAACCTGCTATTCGACGATACAGCTATCGAAATGGTTATATTTATTTAGAACAACTTTACCGTTCATTTCCTTACAGGATTTAATACGGTCAGGGCTAGCCCAAGATTCAAAAGAAAATACCGCAGTCGCCAAAACAAAAACAACCATGATAATTTTAGTAACGCTATAGTTCATATCAGCTCCTTAGTTATAAAAGTTAATGGCAAGGTCAAATTCTTCTGGTAAACTATTATATTCTTTATAAAGGCTATCGTACATTCTAGTAACCCAATTTATATCGTTCCAATCGCTAACTGTTCCAAAATCTGGACGATAGCCGTATATATCAAAATACAGGTCGCAAAATTTGTCTTGCATTGCCCAAAGTTGCACAGCCGTTACATTTTTCATATCAATGTCCTTGTTTGCTTGGAACATAAACGCCCCTGATGTTAAAGTAATCACAAACCCCTTTAAGATATGCTACATTATCCTCATAGAATACAGCGTCATTAAAATGATAACCTAAATTGCTATACAATTTGAAAATCCGTTTTAGTCCTTCAATTTTAAGAGTAGCACCAGAACGGTTATCGTTTTCATTACGGCTAACGATATGATCGGGTGTACCTAGTCTGCTATAAATAAATGCACGATCAGCGTTCCGCAAAATGCGGGCAGTAGCAATAACAACAATACAGTGGGGATCATCGAGATCGTTTTTATATTGTTCTGCAAGTGGTAACAAACTGTCCTCAAGTGCGCGATATTCATTAGCACGCCAGTAGTCGAGGTCAATGCGCTCAACACCGTTATCAACAATGGTACGATACCGGTGCATACTGCAAACGATTGTGCCATCCATGTCATAGATCGCTATCCTTTTCATAACCTATATCCTTATAAAGTCTAGAATGTTGTAAGGTTTAACTTGTCTGCCCTTGCCCTATCGGCCCTATCCGAGGGTAGGCGGGGTTACTAGCCGCCTAGAGTCATGCCCTACAACAAAATCTATTATACACGCATTAGCTAGCAGTGCAAGCGCAAGCGTCCTTTTAGCTTACCGTCCACACCAGCAGAACCTACCATACATCAGCCGACCAGTGGTCGATCCTACCCGACAAACGGCGGCCCTGGGGCTTGACACGGTTGCCAAAATTATAGTATAATTTTGGCGCGTCAGCGCTCTAAGTTCTATAACCTAGAGCAGTGTTTCACGTGAAACTGTATCGTGCTAAAAACCATAGCATGCCCATAACATACAGCCACAGCATCATAGTAATAATGTTTCTATAATTCATATCGTTATAGTAGGGGCTTGCGCCCCTACCCCTTGCTAGTCGGCAGATTGCCTGATAAAATCGCTGATCGCACGCAGTGCGCTCTTGTTAGCCTTCGTTAACGATTCTATATCGTTCTCCGAGAGCTTGAGAGCAGCACCGATGAAGTCGGCGTGAACATCCTTTTTGATGGGAGCTTCACCGTTCTTGGTTTTATATTCTTTAGCGATATAAACTTTTTCACGGCTGAGCTTTGCTACAATTGAGCGAACAGTTTTGCCCATAGTTTGGGCAATTTGCTCAACCGTAACACCGGCCTGATAGTCGGCCACAATCTGAGCAGTTTGCTCAGGGCTATAGTTAGGGGCTTTGGCTGTTGCCATTTTAGCTACTCCTGTTGCGTTGAAAGAATCTTCATTATACGCCAATCTCAGTGGTTAGCAAGTGCCATTAGTCGGCTGACGAGCGGTAGTTGACAAACTGCTAGGTATATGGTATACTAGGGCGGTTATCAGACTGTTATGTTATTTATAGCCGTGGGGCCCACCCACACGCGTACTTCATGGAAATTTTTTCAAAAGCTCAAGGTGCCAAATCTGACCCTAAACCGTAAAACGTAAACCCTAAACCGTAAAACGTAAACCCTAAACCCTAAACCGTAAAACGTAAACCCTAAACCGCCAACACCATACCCCAAACAGCCCAAACCACCCAAATCACCCACAACCCGCCAAAAATTTTCAACTTGCAAGCAGCCCACCACTAGTGCTATACTCACACAAAATGGAGAAATTTATGAGTACACATCTACCAGCAGAAACGCTCAAGATAAGCCCTGAAGCACTGGAAATAGCCAACTGCTATTTACAGGTGCAAGACGCCAGACAAGTTGCCCATGAGTTGAGCATAGACCCTGAACTGGTAACAACCACACTAGCCCGTCGCGAGGTCCGCAACTACATAGACCACGTATTTTTTGACACTGGCTATAACAACCGCTTCTTAATGCGTAGAGCTATGGATGCACTGATCAAGCAAAAGTTTTCTGAGATGGAGGAGTCGGGTGTTGGTAGTAGCAAGGATATTGCCGAACTACTAGCACTATCACACAAAATGAGCATGGATCTCCTAGACCGCGAAATACAACTGGAAAAAGCCAAGCAGGGAGCCAGCGGACCGCAAAAACAAGTAAACGTGCAAATTAACGAGGGCGATGGATCAAAGTATGGTCAGCTTATACATAAATTAATTAGTGGTGAAGGTGTATGACAGCACTAGAATTCGCCATTTTTAGCATATTATTAAGCGTAATAGCAACCATAGCACTAGTGGAGTTAGCACATGCTAGTAGTAAGTAGACCAGATGTAGAATGTGATTATATTACCGACTTTGATCCTGGCAGGCGATTTATTAAACTGCCTATAGACAACTATCTTAGATTACTAAACATCTATGATACAATCAATCGCCCACAGATAGCACTAATCAATGCAGTCAACAGTCCACAGTACCGCTTTATCTGCGCTGCACTTGCCCGCCGATTGGGCAAAACATACATAGCCAATATTATTGGTCAACTGGTAACACTAGTACCCAACTGCAATGTATTAATTATATCGCCTAACTATAATCTTAGTAGTATTAGTTTTGAGCTGCAGCGTAAGTTGATCAAGCATTTTGATCTTGAGGTAGAGCGCGATAATCTTAAAGATAAAATTATTGAGTTGTCAAATGGATCGACTATAAGGATGGGTTCTATTAGTACGGTGGATAGTACAGTAGGTCGCAGCTATGATCTGATCATATTTGACGAGGCAGCCTTATCGGAACGGGGTGAAGACGCATTTAACGTACAGCTACGTCCTACACTAGACAAGCCTAATGCTAAAGCCCTGTTTATTAGTACACCACGCGGCAAGCAAAACTGGTTTAGTAAATTTTACAGTCGCGGCTTTGACCCACAATTTCCGGAGTGGTGTAGTATACAGGCAGACTACACTGAAAATACTCGCATGGCTGAGTCGGATGTGGAGGAAGCCAGACGATCAATGCCTAAGTCAGAGTTTGAGCAGGAGTACATGGCCAGCTTTACTAGCTATCTAGGTCAAATATATGAGGGGTTTAGAGCTGAGTATATTATCGACGAGTTGCCGGAATTACGTGGTGAGGCCTTTAGTGGGCTAGATCCAGGCTATCGTGACCAAACTGCCTGGGTTAATGTTGTCTATGATTTTAATAGTGACTGCTTTTACTGTGTAGAAGATTATTGTGAATCGGAAAGGACTACACGCGAGCATGCAGAGCATTTTCACAGGATGATTAGTCGCTGGGGTGTAGAAACAGTATTTATTGATAGTGCTGCTGCACAGTTTGCTGCTGACCTAGCCTATAACTATGAAATAGCTACCACACGTGCTAAAAAAGATGTACTACCAGGCATTGCCTATGTGCAAACACTGGTGCAGCAGGGTAGGTTGCGTGTGCACAAGGATTGCACACATGTTATAGAAATGCTAGATCAGTATCGCTGGGATGATCGTGAGGGATTGGTTAAAGAGCGACCAAAGCATGATAAGTATTCGCACATGGCGGATGCCTTGAGGTATGCACTATACAGCTATGTAGTCTAGTACCAAATACGTTGCCACCAGCTTAATTGTTTGAAATGTTTGATTTCTTGTTGTAGTGCTTGATTGGTGTTAGCGAGTGTAGTGTTGGTATGCTCGAGATTTTTAAGCTGTTTGACTAATTCGTCTTTGTCTTCTAGCTCTTGTAATTCTTGCTTATACTGTTCGCACAATTCCTTAAACCGCCATAACCACTCAATATGTTCTAGCGTACCCAACTGCATAATCTTATGGTCGTCTATGGTAGTACGTTCCGCTTGATCAAGTTTATCTAATTGTTCTTGTGGTATTGGTGGTGGCTTAGTGCCGTTGAGTATTAGTTGGTCAACCCAGCTAATCTGTATTAAGGCATCCTCGTACAGGTCTATGTGGTCTGGGTGTACTATCATTAGTATGGTGAAATCTGGCATACCATAGTTGTCGTAGGCCCACTGCATCTTGCGTGTGTGTTTACCCTGCAAGAAGTTACGCCTATGCGTTTCCCAGCGCTTGGGTATGTTTTCACTTTTGCCTATATAGTAGTGTCCGCTTGAAAAGTTTAGTTGATATATTCCGCTGTTCATTTTGTTTGTATTTTTAGTTTGAAACTACTATTATACACTGTTTTGGTTGTGGTTTCAACCCTGGTTTTTGTTTGTTAGTTGGCTACAACCTTTTAGGTTTAGGGTATGTAAAATTTACCTATTGACAATTGTGTACCTTTTAGGCTATAATTATCAAAATTGTGGAATAATATTTTTATGGCAGTAAACACAAATAAACGCATACCAGTAAAGTGGATTCGTGACAAGGCAAAATCTGCTTATACAAAGCAATCACATTGTTATATTTGTAACAGCCAACTAGAATTAGAACTTCATCACCTGCACAGCATTACCCACCTCCTAGAGGTATGGTCACGTGCTAATGGTATTGATATAAGCACCGATGAAGCTATACTAGCTGTTCGCGATCGTTTCATCCAAGAACACCATGTAGAAATATATGACTTAGTCTATACACTCTGTAATAGACATCATGTACAACTACATGGCATTTATGGTAAAAGTCCAGCACCAAACAGTGTGGACAAGCAACGACGTTGGATAGAAGTGCAACAACAAAAACATCAAGGTGGTGAGGGTGTATTTCGTGGAAGTTCCTATGGCAGCTACTTTAGTGAGTTCACAGGGGGCTTAGATGGCGTTAGAAAGAATACGTAGTTGGATTACTGAAAAACTTAATCCAGCTCAAGAAGTTATACATCGTGATGAAGGTACTAATGTTGGCAGCGAAAGCCGCATTATTAACTTTCGTAACGCATTTAGAAATATAGATAGTGTAAACAGGTCAGTTAACTTAGTAGTTAATGCTTGTGCAAGTCTTGACTATGATATTAAAGATAAAGTACATGAAGGTGTTGTAGTTGGCATACGTCAAAAAACACTAGCAACACTGCTTAACTTTAGGCCTAATCCCTATCAAAGCGCAGTAGATTTTCGCACAGAGCTGTTCAAAGATATAATGCTTGACGGTAATGCATTTATACATTTTGATGGTACGTTTATGTACCACCTACCAGCAAACAATGTAGAAATATTAACCGACCCTAAAACGTTTATTCGTGGCTATCGTTACAATGGTAAAGTAGACTTTACAGAGCGTGAAGTATTTTACTTTAAAGATTTGAACAGTGATAGTATCTATCGCGGAGCTAGCAGACTTGAAGCATGTTTAGAGAATATTAACATACTCTACAGCATGCAAGAGTTTCAGCAAAAGTTTTTTGAGAACGGTACAATCTTTGGCTTAGTACTTACCACTGAAAACACACTAAGTCAAGCAGCCAAGGAAAAAACAGTTAGTTACTGGCAGCAGCGATATAATGCTAAGTCAGGCGGCAGACGTCCAATTATCCTAGACAGCGGATTAAAGCCACAAAAACTAAGTGATCAAAATTTTGATGACCTAGATTTTGACGTAGCTATGCGCACACACAGTGAGCGTATAATGACTAGTATAGGTGTTCCACCTATATTATTACAAGGAGGAAATAATGCAAATATTTCTCCTAATCTACGCTTATTCTACCTAGAAACTGTGCTACCTCTAGTTAGATTGTACAATAGTGCACTAGAGCGGTATTTTGGTTATGATATAGCACCAGTAACTAGTAATATTAGCGCCCTACAGCCAGAGCTAAAGGATGTAGCTAGTTACCATCAAACACTGGTTAATGGTGGCATCATTACACCAAATGAAGCCAGATTAGAATTAAGGTATCCAACCATAGAAGGCGGAGATACTATAAGAATACCTGCTAACATAGCAGGTTCAGCAGCCAATCCATCCTTGGGTGGTAGGCCTAGTACGACAAAGGAGTAATATGGACAAAAAGCTAGATAAATTACTCTATTTAAGCAGTAAGTTTACAGCTAGTACAGAGTCTGATGATAGCATTTTTATTGAAGGATATGCTAGCACAGTAGATCGTGATCGTCAGGGTGATGTGATCCCTATGAAAGCGTGGAACGAGGGATTGCACAACTATCTCAAAAATCCAATTATACTAGCCTATCACAATCATCAAATGCCAATCGGTAAAATGGTTGAGCATAAAGTTACAGATCAGGGTTTGTGGATTCGAGCGCAGATTCCTGCTGAAGTAGGTGATGTATACAAACTGATTAAAAAGGGTATATTAAGTGCATTTAGCGTAGGGTTCAGAGTTCGTGATGCGGATTATGACCATACTACAGAAACGTTTTTAGTTAAAGACCTAGAACTACATGAAATCAGTGTAGTTAGTGTACCAGCAAATCAAAATACATTATTTAGCTTAGCTAAAGCTTTTGATACAGCTGCAGAATTTGATTTATTTAAACAGCAATTTGCACCAGCACCAAAGGCATCAGCTAAAAAGCTAGATACCCCAAAAGCAGCAAAAAGCACAACAAATGAGGAATGGGATATGGATCCAAAAGAATTAGAGAAATTACTAGCAGATGCTGCTGCTAAAGCTGCTGAGCAAACTGCTAAAGCCGTGCTAGAAGCACAAACAAAAGCTGCTGAAGAAGCCAAGCGTAAACAAGCTGAAGAAGAAGCCCTACAAGCTAAAATTAAGGCTGCTGTTAGCGCAGTAGCGCCAGCTCCAGTCGTACAAACAGTTGACACAGGTGCTGACCGCCTACTAAGCGACATTGAAAAGCGTCTAGAAGATCAAGCTAACGAGCACAAGAGCGCTATCGAAGGTCTAGAGGCTGCTATCAAAGAAAAGGCCAAAGAGCTCGAGCAACTACAAAGCAAGAGCGTTGAGCTAGACGCACTACAGCGTAGCCGTATGCAGTTTGCTGATCCTAAGGATGCAGACATTCCTTATGCAGAGAAAGAAAAGGCAGTTCTACTTGCCAAGATCATGCGTAAAGGCATACAGGACACCAAGTTTGGTAAGACACTACTAGAAAAAGCTGCTGCTACATTTGGTGGTGCTGCTCGCTTTACTAGTACAAACGGCGAACTATGGGAAACCGAAGTTAGCACAACAATTCAAAATGAAATGCGTCGTCAACTAGTTGTGTCTAGTGCTATGAGTAGCATTACAATGCCACAACCAGTTATGCGTATTCCTGTAAACCCAGATACAGGCAGTGATGCAACATGGGTAGCTGCAGCTAACTATGGTTCAGATATGGGTTCTACAGTTGCTGGTACAGGTACAAGCAGCGGTACAAAGCGTACACATACAATTGGTGAAGTTACTCTAACAGCTTATAAGCTAGCTACAAAAGAGTATA